AGCCAAATTCGTAATGCAAAAAGAGCTATTGATGTGTATGGTGATAATGAAATAAAAGATTTAATGAATACAGAAGCAGGGAATCATCCTGCTGTTATCCGTTTATTTGCTAGATTAGGTAAAGATATTACTGAAGATATGGCACAAAATACACAAAATAACACTTTAGCATCATCACCATTAGATGCAAAACAAGAAATACAAGATACTTTTAATAATCCAGATCATCCTTATCACAACCCTAGACATAAGGATCATCAACCTGCTGTAGAAAAAATGCGACAACTACATGAAAAAGTATATGGTAATACTTAAAAAAGTATGATATAATATTTTTGTGTGTACTGCCCTTACGGATAACAGTATATAAAGTCTAACGACTATAAACGAGGTTTCCCTTTTTTAGGACAAAAACTGCATAAATTATTATATTAATTTTATTAAGGAGAACTGTAATGAGTGTTCAAATTACTACAGCTTTTGTAGAACAATATAAAAGCAATGTGTTCCATTTGGCACAACAGAAAGGTTCAAGATTAAGAGATGCAGTAAGAACAGAAACTGTAACAGGTAAATCGCACTTTTTTGAAAGAATTGGTGATACTGCTGCTCTTAAAAGAACATCAAGACATAGTGATACACCTAGAGTTGATACCCCTCACTCAAGAAGGAAAGTTACTATGGATGATTATGATTGGGCTGATCTGATTGACCAAGAGGACAAAGTTAGAATGTTAATCTCCCCACAATCTGAGTATGCAATGAGTGGTGCTTGGGCAATGGGTAGAGCAATGGATGATGCAATTATTGCTGCTGCTAGTGGAAATGCTTTCGGTGGTGTATCTGGTGGTACAACTGTGGCATTACCTTCTGGACAGAAAATTGTTCATGCTTCTGCTGGATTAACTCTAGCAAAATTAATTAGTGCAAAAGAAGTATTAGATGCTGCTGATGTTGACCCAGATGAGTCAAGATTCATGGTGGTGTCAGCAAAACAACTTAGTGATTTACTAGGTAGCACAACTATTACTTCAGCAGATTTTAATTCTGTTAAAGCATTAGTACAAGGTGAGTTAGATACTTTTTTAGGATTTAACTTTATTAGAAGTGAACGACTAAGCACAGATAGTGATGGTAACAGGTCTGTACTTGGTTTTTGTCAATCTGCAATAGGTCTTGCACTTGGCAGAGATATTGAAACAAGAATCTCTGAAAGAGCTGACAAGAACTATGCAACACAAGTATTTTTATCAATGACAATCGGAGCTACGAGAGTAGAAGACGAAAAAGTTGTAGAAATTGCTTGTCAAGAGTCATAGGAGGTAAATCATGGCAACAGCTAAATCTGTAGAAATTACAAACCTAGATGCATCTCCTAGAGTTATTTCCGAAGTCGGAAGTGTTCATGGCAAGATGAGAGTATTTGCTGATACTATTGCAGCAGGTACAGGTGATATTGATAATGATGATGTAATCATGATGGCACAAATCCCATCAAATGCAAAAGTCATGTCAATAAAACTTTACAATGATGATCTTGATTCAAATGGATCACCAACACTAGCAGCCAATGTAGGTCTGTATAATGGAGCTAGTAAGTTTACTATTGGTGGTACTGAAACAGCAGCAGATGCAGTTATTGATGAAGATTGTTATGCAACAGCTATAACAACTTTACAAGCAGCAAACACAGCAGGTGTTGAAGTTGCATTTGAAGCAAAGAATGTCAATGCAATAGCTAATCATGCATGGGAAGATGGTGGTCTATCAGAAGACCCCGGAGTTCCATTAAGAATTGCCCTAACAATGTCTAATGCAGCAGCAACAGCAGCAGCAGGTGATATTACTATGGTAGTTACTTATATAACTGATTAGAACAATAGACTACAATTTGGGGGTTGCAAAAGACCCCCTTTTTGTTACATTAGGAGTATTATGGCAACAGAAGTATCAATATGTTCAAATGCTCTACGAAGGTTGGGCGATAGTCCTATCGCATCATTAACAGAAGATAGTGAAAGAGCAAGATTATGTAATGCATTTTATGCACCATCAAGAGATGCAGTATTAAGATCACATACTTGGAATTTTGCTATTAACAGGGCAAATTTAGCAAAGTTATCAACAGCACCTGCATTTGAATATGCTAATCAATTTGCATTGCCAACTGATCCATTTTGTTTACGAGTATTAAAAATGGAGTTTGAAGATTTTGAATTTAAAATAGAAAATTTAGCAGGTCAAGGCAGGGTATTACTTACAGATGAAGGGGAAGCAAAAATAACTTATATTGCAAGAGTTACTGATCCAAGTTTATTTGATTCTATGTTTGTTGATACACTTACTGCAAAACTTGCAGTAGATTTAGCATATCCTGTAACAAATAGCACAACATTACAAGCACAAATGCAAAGGTTATTTGAAAGAAAATTATCAGAAGCAAGAAGTCTTGATAGCACAGAGGGAACAACTGATAGTATTATATCAACTGTGTTTACTGATTTTAGAGCACCTTAATGGCAAGAGTTCATCCATTTCAAACAAATTTTACATCCGGTGAAATTTCACCTAAATTATTTGGTCAAGTAGATTTTAAAAAATACAACAATGCAGTTGAAACTATGGAGAATATGATAGTATTTCCACAGGGTGGTACAACAAGAAGATATGGTTCTAGGTTTGTGTGTGAGGTAAAAAATTCAGCTAATGCAACTAGATTGATACCTTTTGAGTTTAATATAGAACAATCGTATATATTAGAGTTTGGTAATTTATATATAAGATTTTATAAAGATAATGGTCAAATAACAGAAGCAACAAAAACAGTAACAGCAATAACAAAGGCAAATCCGGCTGTTGTTACAGTATCATCACATGGATATTCTAATGGAGATCATATATGGTTAAATGATGTGGGTGGTATGACAGAAGTCAATGCAAGAAGATATACAATAGCAAATGTAACAACCAACACATTTGAGTTATCTGGAGTAAATTCAACTAATTATACAACTTATACTTCTGGTGGTACAGCAGCCAAAGTATATGAAATAACAACAGAATACACATCATCTCAGTTATCTGAAATACAATTTGCTCAATCAGCAGATGTTATGTATTTAGTGCATCCATCACATGAACCAACAAAATTGACTAGAACAGGTCATACTAATTGGAGTATTTCAGATGTTGATTTTGAAAAAGGTCCATATTTAGATGAAAATACAACTTCTACAACTTTGACAACGAGTGCAACAACAGTAGGCACAGGCAGGACATTAACAGCTAGTGCAGATTTATTTGCAAGTACAGATGTTGGTAGATTGGTAAAAGTAAAAGGTGGTCATGGAAAAATAACAGGATTTACAAGTGCAACAGTTGTAACTTATGAAATATTTACAGCAGTAGGAACAGGAAGTGCAACAAAAGAATGGCAACTAGGTGCATATTCAAATACAACAGGATTTCCAAGAGCTGTTAGTTTTTTTGAGCAAAGACTTTTATATGGTGGAAGTACAAACTTTCCACAAACAATATGGGCATCACAATCTGGATTATATGATAATTTTGATGAAGGAGATGCAGATGCAGCAGATGCATTTATATATACTATTGCAGCAAATAAGGTAAATACAATCAGATGGTTAGCACCATCTAAAGATTTGATTGTTGGTACAGCAGGGTCAGAATATAAAGTAGGTAGACCAACAGGAGAACCACTAAAACCAGATAATGTAAATATTGCACAACAAACAACCTATGGTGTATATCCAGCAAGACCAATACAGATTGGTAATGTTATTTTATTTATTCAAAGACAGCAAAAAAAAATTAGAGAATTTTATTATAAGTTTGAAGATGATGCATATTCTGCACCAGATATGACTATATTATCAGAACATATTACAGGTAATGGTATTACAGAAGTAGATTTTGCACAAGAACCAGATTCTGTTTATTGGGCAATACGAGAAGATGGTGTGTTTTTAGGCATGACATATCAAAGAGAAGAAAATGTAGTAGCATGGCATAGACATATATTTGGTGGTAAAACAGGATCAGCAACAGTTACAGTTACAGACTATGCAAATATACCTGTAGGTAGTCGTATTGTGTTAACAAAATCAGACGGATCAAAAGTAACATTTACATCAGAAACAGCAGGGAGTAGTAGTCCTTCAAGTTCTTTAGGATTTAGACCAAACACAAATAATAATACAACAGCAGATAATATATTTACAGCAATAAATGCTCATGCAGATTTTACAGTAGCAAACCCTGCTGCAAACATTGTAACAATTACAGAAACAAGTCCACAAGCTACAGGTCTTTTAACAGTTGAAACAACAGATTCTACAAGACTAGCAGTTACAAGTGAAACACATTCAAAAGCAAAAAGTGTAGCAAGTATTCCAGAAGGTGGTGAAGATCAAGTATGGGTAATTATTGAACGAGTAATAAATGGTTCGACAGTACAATATGTAGAATATTTAAGTTCTACTGCAAATATGGATAGTTATCTAACAGGCACAGTAAACTCATCTTCTACAAGTGTTACATCATTAGATCATCTTGAAGGAGAAAAGGTACAAATAGTTATAGGAGATGCAGTATATCCACCACAAACAGTAACAAATGGTGCAATAACTGTAGATATACCAACAGAATTATCTACCAAAACAATAGATGTAGGACTAGGATTTACAAGTACATTAAAAACATTAAAACCAGAGTTTGGAGGTCAAGCAGGTACTTCACAAGGTAGGAAAAAAAGATATAATGAGGTTATGGTAAGATTTTTGAATACAGTGGGTGCAACAATAAATGATGATCAATTACCATTTAGATCATCTGCAACACCTATGGGTCAGAATATACCAGAGTTTACAGGAGATAAACGAGTAACAAATTTAGGATGGGATAGAGATGGGCAGATTACTGTCAAACAAACTCAACCCCTTCCTATGACAATATTAGGAATAACAGGAACACTTTTAACTGTGGATTAAATTATGTTTGGAATAGGATTACCTTTAGCACCAATAGCAGCAAGTGGATTTTCATTCGGAACTTTTTTTGCTGTAGCAAGTGGTTTACAAACTATATTAGGAACTTATAGTTCTATAAGAAATTCACAAATACAAGCAAAAAATTTAAGAACAGCAAAAGCATACGAAGATCAAAGAATTGAATTGCAAAGAAAGCAACAGCAAATAAGGATTAATAAACAAGAAAGAATGTTATTGTCAGAAAAAAGAGCAGCATTAAGTGCAAGTGGTATGCAGTTTACAGGATCACCATTATTAGTTATGCAGAATACTATTGAAGAGGCAGATGATGCTAGATTTTGGGCAGAAAAAGAATTAGAACAAAGTTTATTAGAGAACGATATAGAATTAGCCGGAGCATTAGCAGCAGAATCTTTTAAACGTA